CTGTTTTAAAGGGCAAACATAAACCATAAATTGAAATAACATGATCACAACACCGATCGGAGGGCAGAACATCTCAGTACAGAGAACTGTCTTCAATGACTCACAGATGACAGACATGAACAGTCTGTCAAATGCGCTTCTGACAAAACCAACAGAGCTTTCTCCCATCATCACTCACCTTGCAGGTAAGGATGATATGCGTTTCCCACTGTCGTTCCTTTCAGAAGGAATGGGCAATACCATGTCCATTGACAATTTGGAATACGAATACCGTATCCAGACCCGTAAGTTGATGACGCGCCCAGTTCACGTGACAAACGCAGGATCCAATCTCGGACAGGGTGGCGCCACATTTGAACTTGAATTCCCTGACAAGTGGTTCATCTTCCCATATGTACTTGTGAACTCTGCCGGCGAACAGGTCCGTATCATGGAGGAGCCAAAGGAATCCATCTCAGGCGGTTCTTACGTTTATAAGGTGCAACTTGTAAATCCTGACAGCGCGGCCGTGCTTACAACAGGTTTCAATGCAGGTGACCTTTGGGCTCAATTGTATGCTCCTGTAGGAGTGGACTTTTCACGTGGAAACGCTGCCAACTGGCAAGCTCCAGGAAAGGTGCGTAACAAGTTGACGACCGTGCGTAAGTCTTACCACATGTCAGGTAACGCAAAGGATTACGTTGCTGAGTTCACATTACCGAAAAAAGGTGGTTCCACCACCAAGCTTTGGATGGACTACGAAGAGTATCAGCACATGCTTTCTTTCAAAGAAGAGTGCGAAATGTACTACTGGTACGGGCAGAAGACCTACGGCTCCGATGGCGTAGTGAATATGAAAGACGAGAATGGACAACCGGTTGTTATCGGACCTGGGCTTCTTGAGCAGATCATCAATCAGGAGACCTACTCTACTTTGAGCGAGACACACTTGAAGAACGTTATCGGTGATCTTTTCTACGGAATGACGGATGCAAACAAGAAGCAGGTGAACCTCTACACGGGTACGGGTGGTATGCGCGAGTTCGATGAAGCATTGAAGAACCATTTTGCAAGCAACACTTGGAAGGTAAGTGGTGAGACACGTTTCATCACTGGATCAGGTCGTTCACTTGGTTTGACAGGTTACTTCAAATCTTACGAGCATATCGATGGTCATTCAGTGAACGTCATCAAAATGCCATTGTTCGATCACGGCCCTGTTGCCAGAGCGCGTGCATTGCATCCGGTCACAGGTTACTCTCTTGAGTCGTACCGAATGGTATTCGTTGATCAGTCGTCTTACGATGGTCAATCGAATCTTCAAATGATCAGCAAGAAAGGACGTGAGTACATGAGATGGTGTGTTGCCGGATCAGTTGTGCCACGTGGATTCGATGCGAACACATCACGTGCTTCTGATGTGGATGGTGCTTCTGTTCACATGTTGAAGACAGCTGGCGTATCACTACGTAGATTCGACACAAGCTTGGATCTACAGTGCGTGGCAAGTTAGATTGAAACTCCGAGGGGTGGGACCCAGGTTCTGCCCCTCCCCTTCCCGGGGGAGTTATTCTTTCCAGCCCGGGATCAAATATTCACAAACAAATAACTGTAAAGAATCATGACAAAAAGGTCAATGGCGCAAGCCGCAGAAACGGAGGAAGTGTTGGACGCTCCGAGAACAAAAGATCCAATACGGGAAGTGGGATACGGATCTCATAAAGTATTTCTCAGAAGACGGCCTCTAGGAGGTCACCTGCCGAAGGAGGTTCAGGCAGAGGCCACCACAAAGCTTTCAAGTATTTTCGTGAACAGACAACCTTTAAAGGGGTTTGAGACCGCAGAAGAGGAAAAGAAGTACCTCAATGGTCTTTTGGATGTCGACCCTGACGACAGGGACTGGTCAAAGCACGTAAGAAGATTCTGGGCCGAACTCAGGATCACGGTCGGCTTTACCGGTGTTGAACTTGAGATCGGAAAGGACAGGGATGGATGGCCATTGAACATAATGGATTTTGTGACGTACAACTTTGCAAAAAGACACCTTCTTGTTGCGAAGTCCGAAGAAGAAATGATGCGGAACCCTACAAAGCGTTTCTATATCATGGATCCAAAGAAGGAGACATCCAAAAAGAACGTGAACGTACAAGTGGCCAAGCAGGCCGATAGAGAATTCATTAAAGCAACAGAGGATGTTGACAGGATGAAGAATCTTCTTCAGGTTCTTTCCAATGTCAAGACGGAGAATTATGATAAAGAAAGCATTGAGAACATGCTTTTCGACATCAAACAGGGTCAACCGAAGAAATTCCTGGACGCTGCTTTGGACAAGGATCTTGACATGCGGGCGGAGATCTCTTCATTCGTAGGTTCAGGTGTCCTTCTGAAGGTCGGACCTTCTTTTGTACATGGAAACGACACGCTGGCAAACAGCGAAGAAGAAGCGATCACCTTTTTCAAGAACCCGAAAAACTCAGGGCTTCTGAACATCCTGAGAACCAAACACCGTGAAATGATACGATGAACGTACTTGAAATGCACATAGCCTGGAAACAGGGAATGGACAGGATCCATAGCGAAAAGAACGATCAGTTCCTTCCGCAGGAAATAGACATTGAACTGAACCGGGCAATGCAGCGTTTCATCGATCAGCGTTACGGAAGGAACAACATCTATCAGGAAGGATTTGAGCAGAGTCAAAAGAGAATTGATGAGCTCAGATCCTTGCTTGTAGAATATGAAGGGCCTGTAGTGTTCAAAGAGGAGGTTCTCATAGGGGAGATATTTGCAGACTCATTTCAACTACCGAATGACTACATGTATCTTGTGAATCAGAGATCGAAGATATATCTCGACAACTGCAAGGACATCAATTTCAGCTACGAACAGATCCCTCCACAGTACTATTTCACATTCTCACTTCAGAATTTCTTTGTTGATGAAAACGGTCCGCAGTTCCTGAAGGGAATAAGAATGGAAACACCGTCACAACAGACGGTCACGGTCTGGGAGCCATCTCAACAGCTTTTGGATTCGGGATACGTTCCGACGCAGTACCCTGAGAACACGACCGTACTTGTCAATGACATACTTGCAAATTCGCAACCTGGATTTCAAGTGTTCTGGCAGTCATACAATCAGCTTGACTTTCCGGGACAGTTCATAGTGGTAGTGGATGACACATTCCCCTTTGTACAGGCACAGATCACACAGCTTGTGGCTTACGATGAGTTATTGACAACTGTGAACTCTACACCGCTCAGAGAACTGAACATGTCAGGCCAGACAAGAAGAGTTCCTATTGGAGATGTTCAGACAAAACATGTACTGAACAGGTTCTCTCAACAGGATGATGTCTATCGTCTCCTGAAAGACCCTTTCAATACGACATTTGAAAAAGAACCGCTCACAACGATCAGAGATTCGTTCATTGATGTCTACACGAATTCTATATTTATAATAGACAGTGTAAAAATCACCTATATACGAAAACCTCTGCCCATATCCATATCTTTGGGGTACGATTGTGAATTACCTGAACACACTCATCAGACAATAGTGGATATGGCAGTTGCAAGCGTACTTGAAAGGACCTCGGATCCGAGATACAATACTCAGAACGCGGAACTTGTTAACAGAGAATAGTAAACACTTAAAATTGAAATAGTCATGAGACAATTGTTAGTAGGAAATACGAATGCTGCGGCCAGCTACACCAATGGTGTTCTTGCTTCTGGAACAGTTGACGTACAAAAGCAGGACCCCGCAGGAAACGCAACATCCCTGCTTCCAACAGACACCTATGCGGACGTAAAAAAAATACGAATCGTACAAGGAACGCCTGAAGGAAAGAATATTTTTTCGCCATGGATCGATGGAAAAGACATCGTTGTGTGGAAAGGTGAATCATACAGCCCTCAGGTCCCACAGGTTTCAAGAATCGCGTTCACTGGAACGAATTTCACTGCTGCAGGAGAAGTTGTTGTAAAGTTGGTTGAGTTGAATAATGGTCAAGCTCAATTCAAAAGAAAAAATTACACGATAAGTGTAACATCTTCGGACACACCGACAACTCTTTGCACCAA